AAACCCAGAGCTGCCGCGCTAGGTTGTACTAGTAGTAGTGGATGACTGCCCGTGTTCCACTTCTCAACTGTATCTTGTAGCTGGTTCTTAGTCATTCCTCCTTTGATAAATAGTGCCTCAGGGTAAATCTTGATCAAACGCTCGAACTCATGCTCAAATTGGTATGCCACCATTAGTGGTTCACCGGCCATCTCTTCAACGAGGTCATTTAGTGCTTCGACCTTTGATAGATGCACCTCGCTCCAGACCCGATTTGTTCCAGGGTGATAGACAGCCCCACCAGTGAACTGCCTTAACTTCGAAGTCAGTACCCCCGCATTCGCCGCAGTCACCACCCCCATCTCAAGAGCAATGATGAACTCGTCATGGAGCTCTTTGTAGAGCTTCCTGATAGGCGGGGTCATTGGCGTAGTCCGTATGACATCCAAAAGTGGTGGTAGATTCAGGAACTCGCCTGGATCCATGTACATACAGATGTCTTTGATCTTGTCAACCAAACGGGTAGCTGACTCATCAGAGATATAGTAGCGGTACTGATCCCAGGGCTTCTGGTAGAAGTACTGACTTCTGAAGTGCGTAATGTACCGACCCAATCGTTGTCCTAGATCTAGGACCATGATCTGACCGAAGAGATCAAGTAACCCGTTCGCTGCGGGGGTGCCTGTCATGCCCCAACGGAAGATGAAACTCGGAAGCAACGGCTTCAGGAGCTTGAATCGCTTTGATTGAATGTGTTTAAGACGAGTAAGTTCATCGCAAGCCAGTATGCTAAAGTTATGCCCACGTGCGAGTAGAGGAGCTGCCCATGCAAGAGCATCGTAGTTAATAACAACCACATCATTGGAGTCATCCATCAGGATCTGTTCGCGCTCCGGACCCCGGGCCAGAGCTACTTTCATGCTCGCAAACTGGCGCCACTTCTTGGGCTCTGCCATCCACGTTGTCACTGCCGCTGTAAGAGGGGCTATTACAAGCATCCTGGCTGAAGTCGAACCCCGAACCTTGTAGGTATTTACTTGTAATTTGGCCGCCAATACAATAGAAGTCTTCCCGAAGCCCGGCGGCAGAAACAAGGCAGAGCCAATTCGAGAAGCTAACCACTGGACGCCTCTACTTTGATAATCGGCGGGGACCCATTCAGGGCTGGCAAAGCCTTCAAGGACAGCATCAATTCCAGGAAGCGCGAATAACTCTCGACTACTTCCACTTGAAAATGCATTGATCTCAGCTGTGAATGTATGTGTTTCTGGAAATTCATCGGCTCCTCCCCCATCCGCTTGAATTCTATCCACACCATTCGCCCGTTGGGAGCTAGGAGTATCCGATCCGGGAACCCCTTCCGCTTCTCTATCTTGATTAGTAGACATTGATGTTTCTCCGCTAACTTAACACAGTTATATTCAACAGTACCTTCGAGTGGTTTTACATTCAACTTGCCCTCACAACGTTAGAATTTACAAGGTCCACCTTTGCTTTTAGAGTAGGTGCACCACTTACATTCACGGCTGGGATTCTCGACCCAGACCTCAGTATTGTACAGCGCTTCTGCTGCCTTCTCGTACTTTGTCTTAAGCCTTTCAAGCTCTTCGGCACTGTACTCCCGCATGTAGCTATCATTTTGATCAATGAACCAGAACTCAGCTTTTACCGTCTTAACTTCAGGGTGCATCGCATAACCAACGATGGCATACAGTTCGACCTGGTCTTCTGAGGGGATGCGATACTTGCCTGACTTGAAGTCAATGACTCGTAGGGTATCCTTGTCCTTAAGGATCTTCGCATCCATCTTAGCGCGGAGCCAGGTGCGCTTATCGAACCAGTCAGGTAGAACGTTCCAGTGATTGTCCAAGCCGATGGCTTGTTCAGCTGTGAAGTTAGACGTCTTCAAAGCGTCAAAGGCCTCCTTCCACTCTGCTAACTCAGGCGGCAGATCCACGATCCAACCCTGGAGGTAGGCCTCAATGGTTTCATGCATTTCATTTCCCCGCGCCATGGCATCATTACCAGGCTGCGGTAGTTTCTGGATATACTGGTACTCGAACTGCTTTTTACACTTGCGGAAAGTGTCGAGTTTAGACCAACCCCAGGGGGCTTCGAACTTGGGCATTACAGCTCCGGCGTTACGGTGTTGGTAGGTTTCATGCCCAATGCACGTGTACCACCACCTTTAGTTTTGGCAAAATTTGGCCCCTCAGCCAGATCAACAACAATCTGGTATCTGAGCCGCTCTGCGAAGGCCTCGGTCATGGCTTCACCCAGTTTTGTGGGGGTGACTCCTTCGTCGACCTGGGCTACTAACTGGTCATGTACTGATAGAACCAGTTGTCCTTCGTTCTTCTCAACATAGTTCAGCATAGCTAACTTGGTCTGTTCAGCTGCTGAACCCTGAATCTTGTAGTTAACGAGCTTGTACTCGTAGGTCATTGTACGTCCGCCATTGACCGCCTGCTTAGGTGTGTCGGTAACATACTTTCTACCATTGATCGTAGTAATCGCACCACCAAGCCTTTTGCCCTGGTCTGTAACTGCTTTCGAGAACTGCTTGATCTCTGGCAATGCTCGAAGGTACTGCGCCTTAATCCAGGCTGCTTTCTCAGTACTGCAGTCAATTGATTGGGCTATCCGTCCTACTCCTGCACCATAGAGAACTGCAAAGCCTAGGGTCTTTGCCACTGGCCTAGTGAGTTGCGCTATGTCCGCAGCTATCTGGTGAATATCACTGGTGGGCTCTGCCAGTATGCGTTCAAGCAGGGCCCCTCCGACGAAGTGTGCCAGCAGACGCATTTCCTGCGCCTGATAGTCACCCCCTACAAAAGTCTTTCCTGGATCAGGGATAATATATTTGCGGATCTGGGGAAGGTCAAACCCGACTTGGTAGTCGTCGCAGTTTTTGAGTCTTCCTTTGAGCTGTTCCCAGTCAACAGGTATGTTCTGGAGATTTGGAGAAGACGAGAGACGACCTGTTCGTGCTCCTGTGTCTGTATAGTTACGAAACTGGTTCCACTTGATGTAGAGTCTGCCATTATCCTGATATTGTCTATGCCATGGACCAATAAAAGTCCGTAGGCTTGTTGCAAGCGCGCCTCGTATAAGGAGCTTAGCTAAGACATCCTTATCTACGCTTTGTATAGCATTTGTCAGTGAGTCCTTTGCTACTGACCTGGCACCTCCGGGTGTAGGAAAGAATGCTGCATCGGGGTACTTTGCCTGAATGGCGTTAGCCAAATCCTCGTTAGAATCGATGTCGAAGACCTTGCCTAGACGTTCATGGATCTGGTCATCCAGTTGATCCATCTTGAAGAAATAGAAGTCGTAGTCCTTGGCTAGACCTGCGCCATCGAGGCTAACGCCTCGTTGCTCCATTTCATAGATATGGGGCATCAACTGAATCTCGAGTTGTTCAGCGTTCATTTTGCTGGTATCCCCCACTTTTCTTGTCCTACTGGTCGCTTATCGACTTTGCCATTATTGCTGCTCTTATATGGCGTTATCAAATACGGAACTGTTCTCCAGAACTTGTGCAATGCCGAACATCTAACGATGTCACCCTTTGCATAAGCGGCCACTAACTCCCAGGGTGCCTTCCAGATATGTGCTCCCCAGTCAGTCGCTTTGCCAATTCCATGGCCCACGATGTATTCCCGTACTGCGTCACGTTCCACAGGCGCCATACCCAAGGGTCCTTCACATATCTCCTTAAGGGACAGTGCTCCGTATGGATTACCCAGAAACGTGAGAAGCATGGTACATACTGTTCTGGGTCCCCACGGCAAACGAATGTTCCAGTGCTTCTGCAAGACCGCAGCATCGAATGCCAGGTTGTGTGCAACCCAGGTAGTATCATCAGCTTCCGCAAGTTCACGGACGGCTTCAATAACTGGTTCCTCATTACAGTTACCCCCATTCGCATGCCCCCAGGCAAGATAGAATGTATCAGGTACTAGAGGCTGACCGTCAACCATAATGGCTAGACCTACCGGCTTAGGCGGATACTTCGGCAGTACGTCTATCTCTTTGGTCTCAAAGTCAAAAACTACTTCTCTCATCTTTGTCCCTTATCTTTGTTCTAGGCTCACATGAACCTAGAAAAAAGACCCCTGGTCCACCAGGGGTTAAACTTCCGGCTATGGCAACTGTGAAGTCTCGCCGGAAGAGCAGAACTTAACTTCTAATGAAGGGTAATGTGATCCCTCCGAAGAAAATCCCGATCAATATTAGTATGAAGATGATCGCAATGATTACCTGAGCTACTTTGCCGAATGGGTCCGGTAGTGGTATCAGAGCAGTGAAGATCCACCACAAGACACCAAAGATCAGAACCAGTACTAGCAGCTGAAGAAGCAAGTTGATCACGTATACGCCTCGAACGTTGGTTATTCCAGTTGAGGGTACGGGCTCAAGGCTAACTGGTAAGCCTCTTCCTGCCTCTGGAGAAGCAGCGCTCGATCAATGTCAGGTGAATGTTCCTTGATAGCCAGGTGCACCTTGAAGAAGGTCTTCTTGTCTTCGGTGACTGACATAGTAGCAATGAACTCACCGCTCAGATGTCCAGAGTCCGCGCAACGCCCGACATAGTTCTGGATCGAAGCGAGCGAGGTCACAGGGACTTTCGCGGTGTAGAGGGGTGCTGTCTTAAGGGGGACAGCCGCCGGTACGATGATGACACGGGCCCCCTCACGACAGGCTTTGCCTTTACCTGGAACATTCGAACCAGGTCTCGGAGGAGCTGTTCCCCACTTATTCTTCGAGCAGTCCATACACACATCCGACTGAGGATTAGCCGCATCTGGATGGGGCGCGACGCTATCCAGAGCGTAGCAAGCTGGGACTTGCGCGTTGTCTGCATCATAAGGACCGTCGTACCAGGCACGTTCGGGGATCGCTGCCAAGACACGACAATCGATCTGGTTGTTCGGCACTGGGTTACCGTCAACCTTGAGGTTTGCGTTCTTGAACGTGATAAATGCACCACTTGTCCGTAGTGACTGCGCAGCTTTGGCCTGACGCTCCAGCTGCTCCTGGATTCTTGCCTTGATGACATCTGAACTTTCAACTTCAGTTGACATTTACTTTCTCCGTTGACTCTGTAAGGTCCCACAACGCTATGAAGTGGAACAACCAATTCCTCTGATCTTTGGTGAGGGCTAGGGATCTGTCATTGTACAACTCCTCTGCACATTGTTGTGGAAGGGACTGGCCTTTCAGCCAGCCCTGGAGAACTACTGAAAGTAGCTCGGTCATTTAGAGGCCTTTAGCATTGCATCAAGCTTCTTGCTGGCGAACCTTACGCCAAGCACTAAGCCAAGGACAAAGTTGATGATGCCCCAGATAACTGTGACAACAACGAACTCCATTAGATGCCTCGAGATGCTTTTGTCAATGAGATGTCAACGTCCTCGACCTTGCTGACACCAGGAATGGTGATCCCGTCATCGAACCTGGCACGCCAAGCTGTGACAGAGACCCGCTTCTGAACCAAGTCGAACTCGCCGGTCTGCTGGATATACTTCCAGAGCTGATCCCAATCTTCGACCAGGGGGACATTCGAGACCTTGATACCTGCCGTAGCAACAGCCCCGCTTGCCTTTGTGAGCCCCATGCCGGCAAGCATCTCAAAGATGCTATTCCGCATCTGGACTTCTTGCTCTTTCATTTCCTTGACTCGACGCTCGATACCCAGGCGCTGTTCGCGCAAGGCATACAAAGCGTCAATGTGTGCACCAATGTCTTTTGCTTCACTCACTTGGAACCTCGACTATTTTAAGATCAAACACAGAAGGATAGAACGTGCTTTCGAACTTATGACCTTTTTGAGTAACTGTGACCTTTCCTGTTGATGCAGCTGTACGCGGGGGATCAAACTTGACAAGCTGCCAGATTTCATTGCGGAAGTCCAGGACATTCATCCCGGGCTTGACTTCGTTCCCACTTGCAATTTCAACTAACCTGAATGCCATATGACTCCTCGTTGAACCATGTACCTTGAGAGATTTCGCGGCACGCAATAATTATAACGCAATTTTGCTTCCGTGTAAATGCCTTTTTACACTTTGTTACTTCTACGATGGCCTTTGTTGTGGATTGGCGTTATCGATGGATTCCAGGTGCAGATGGATGAGCTCAATGAGGTCGTTGATTGCATCTGCCGGGGTGGGGCCATAACCGATCGGATCCCCAGGTTCATAGGACGCAGTTACAGCTTCATAAGCTTGCAAGGGGAACAGCCGTGCCCCCGCAGACTCTTTGACTTTGATGTTACCATTAAGAAAGCTCATCAGTGTTTCTCCACTGGGTTTACGGGGATGCCAGCTGCTACGGCATCTTCTCTGGTTGTCAAAGCAAGCATGAAGCCTTGACTATCCTGTCCCTCGAGAACGGTTAGTCCTGCCACAGAATCGAAGTCTGCTTGTGAGAAATGGATGATTTCATCCCCACAACGTTTTAGCATTATTGCCAGGATTGTCAATGCAAAGTTATTGTTGGACAGCATTTGTTCGCCTGGATCGATGCGGTACTTCTTGATCATAGTTGACCATCCAGAAATGCTTGGAACGTTGCAAACCGGGGAGCATCAATGGCCCCGTAGTCAAATGCCTTGTACTTACACTGACGCATGAGAATGGTACTAGGCATTCCCCAGTACCTGATTCGTTGTTCTGCAGTCAGCTTTCCAGGGCTTAACCGGAGATGGTCCCCCGTCTGTAAATCAGTCGCCAGTAGAGTGCCCACACGGCCAGCTTTACGCATGTTAGCCTGGTGAGTCGACCGCTCGATGTATCCAAGTGAATTCGTAACCGCTTCATTGTCATTGATTTTACCCTCTTCGAGCCCAGTTATTATTGCCTCACCGTCCCGGAACCGTTTCAGCCTGAGTAGTATTTGCTCGTTGAGTGTGCTACGTCCTTGCTTATATGGTCCGTCGGGACGGCGAAGCATTACCCCCTCAAATCCTGTTGCAAGAGTTTTTCGTTCGAACTCAGCCAACTCGCTAAGTGTGTGGATATAGATTTGTGGTAGTTTAACGACTCGATCATGCTTCGGGTAGTCAGCAACTGAGTTGAAACGAGTAACGTACGGAGCGTATGGAATGAGGTGGTTGTCGAAGACCCAGTATGTGAAGTCCGGTTCGCCTTCGGCGGACATGACTCCTGAGGTTGTGCGGTTAAAGACATCGCTGCCTGAAGGGGGGCCGACGATGAGTTCGCCATCAAGGCCATTGAAATGGGATTGACCCAGAATGCCTTGTATAAATCGGTTCCGAATAGGTTTGCCATTTCTGGAGACCGCGACGGCGTTGTCGATGCAGCAGCGGATTCCATCGAGTTTAGCAGACCCGATAGCAGGGAGCTGTAAAAGGGTAACATCATCTAGTGTACAAGCTAAGAGTGGACGGAGAGAGACTGCGGTTGCCATAACTATTTCCTTTTAACTATGAATCCAGTAAACATACCTTGTTCATTGCTTATTAGCGTGTTATATACCTCCTTATGTCCTTGTTTGTAATTTACTTGATTTGTACGCTTACGGACTCGTTCAAATGTATATGGAAAGATTGGCGAACTACCTAGTTCTACAAACTTACGTCCAACTAAAGCAGTAAAGCTTAAATCACCAGCTTTATTTACTCTAGAAGAAACAAATGCTGCAGTGATAATGATTTCATCCTTCTCTTTAAGCCTTGAAACATCATCATTATCAAGAAGTTGTTGGATTACATCTGTTAATGGATCAGAACGGTAATGTTGAATGTTAAGTAGTTCATTGACTTCAGTTATATGCGGATGTGCATCTTGCAATGCTTGTGGCAAGTCTTCCCGAGCCAAACGTAGATTATACCAGTTTGATTTCCGAATTTCTTCATACTTTGCTGCTACTTCAGCTAACAATTGAAGCTTGATCGGATACTCGAGACGTTTGATCTTTTTAGTATTAAGATACAGGAATCTGCGTGAGCCTGTAAGATCAGTTAATTGATCACTTCGGTTTGTAGTCCCAACCAGGATATAGCCTCGTGGTGCATTGGTATTATTTTTGGCATATGCAACGCGGTACTCATCATACTGGTCAGTTATGAATTGCTTGAGTCTGTCACTCGAAGTCTTTCTACTTTCAAAGATTATCCCCTCGCCAAGATCTACGACTAATGATACAACAAGGGTCTGTTTAAAGGTCCGATCATCACCTGTTGATCCAGGAAGATCAGTGACATTTCTATAAAAGTTGTATCCATCAATAGTAGCAAGTTCAGTGAAGAATGTAGTCTTACCGATTCCTTGCGGACCATTAAGGATACAAACAGTATCTACTTTACAACCTGGTTCGAGTATACGCGAGACCAGCGCAGTAAACAAGATTCGGCCCCACTCATTTGCAAGCTTTGGCAGCTCTGTCTCGAAATACTCGCTACCCCAAGTTTCAAGGCGCTCAACACCATCCCAAACAAGACGATTCTTAATAAGATCTTGAACCAAGTCGGTTTCATTATCGCCTGAAGCTACATAGTCCGTAAAGCCTCCGTTTATGGCTCCAGAAGGATAACGGGGGCTAATGTCACCTTGTAGATAATGGAGAGCTGCAGATGCAAGTTTGTCTGCTGCTACAGGTCGACGAGTTGCATCAATGAAACCAAGACGTTTGTCTTTAAAGATTTGCAAAGATTTGAAATGATAGGCTATTAGCTTGGCAGCATTTAGTTCATTAGCTATGAGCTGACCATTAGCACCAAGACTACATTCAAGCTGAGTATACAGAAGCGTGCGATTGATTGCAAGCTTCTCGAGTGGAACCATTTCAAGGAGTTCAAAGCTTGCCTTTGGCTCTTGAAAGATATAGTCGTCTACCCCCTTCCATTCTGTAGGGGGCCGATACAACTGCATGACGCCGTTAAGTGCTTCGATGCAACTATTCAATGTTATAGCTGCACGCCCAACGTTTTTATTCTCAATGACATCGCCATCAAGAATGAGGTGTACTTTGCGACCTGGTGTAATTAGAATCTGAAGCTTTTCAGTAAGTCGATACTGTTCATTCTTCTCATTTTTAGTAACAGCATTCCAACATCCACCAATGCCGACTACGCTTGCAAAGTTCCAGTATTTATAGACTGCAGCCGCTTTCTTCTCCCCCTCAACGATGAACAGATCCCCGTCATAGAGACCTGCGAGCTCAGTCTGTGGAGGTATCCAAATATCTGGCTTGCCATTAGTAGTCGAGATGTACTTGTCTTGTTCTCGGCAAATACGGCAACGCCAAAGATTGTCATTGTCCTTATAAGGAATTAAATAAGCTGGAGCGCTATATTTAGTACTAGCGATCGCATATGCAGCTAGGTCTTCAGGGATCAACCCAGATCTGGCTAAATCGGCTGTCATAAAGCCGACGCTCTCGTTATCCCATGGTGCTGGAGGCGGTGGGGCAAAGAGTTGAATAGTCGCCACAAATTTTCCTGGTATATTCCTGGGATGAAGGCGGAAGCGGAGGGTTGGTTAGTCCCTCCGCTTTTGATCCGCTGGTGCAACCAAGCACCTACCAGGAAAACGATACCCATTGCAGGCATCAAATCTATTATAACACAGAGGTGCACTTGGCGTAAAATCTATTTACGATTCGTTACACCTCATCTGGCGATGCTATGTAGACCACCAGTGTACCAATGTTGCCGCTAGCAAGATGCCAATGACAACAGCCAGGATCATGCTCTTAATTCTATCTGGCATTAGTTCCCCTGAAACTCAAGTGCTTGACGGCCGTCGCCGACTTCATGGCTGCCGCAGTCCCGTCGAACTTGCGAGCAGTTAGCACCCCACAAATTAGAAATAGCGGGGTCCCATCCGTACATCCAATCGCCATGCGAACTGTATCCACCTGGCTTATCTGGTTCAGTATTTTTGTAGACATCGCTTGAGAGCGCCCACTTCTTCATCTCATCCGGATTCGCTGGCACATTGTACTGGATGTGGTAGCTGATGGCAACGATGACCTTTGGATGAGTGTCTGGACATTTGTATTGGCGTTCCGGTGTACCTGGGGGAATCGTGTTGGCTACCGGAAAGGCCATATGAGCCTTGTGGTCGGGGCTATCCAGGTTGACGCCATCCCAGCATTGTGGGAAGTTGATGACCTGCCACATCTGGTCCCCTACAGCACACCAATCGGGGATCTGCTTATCAGTACGGTCGGTTGGAATGGGTCGGTTGTAGCCCAGTGCCGGCATCAGACAGCCATAGCTGGTATTCCAATTTGTCCCACTCGTAGCCTTCGCATCCCCTGTCACCATCCTCAGGCCTTGGGGGAGGGGAGTGATGTTCGGAAACCCGATCATGTACGACCAGAGCTGTGTCTTGTAATACACAAGATTTTGTCTCGGTACTATCGCCTTGCCCGTGGCCATGTCAAACAACGTAGGCACCCAGTAGCCAGTCGAGTTGATCATTCCCCCGCGACAGGAGGAGAACTGATTGTTAAGCCTGATGTTTTCCGGAGTTGTGTAGGCGTTGATATTGACCGCTCCGAAGAACGTGTGCATGTGCGCTGCACCTGGCTGACCCGGGTTAACGATAGGATCATCTCGCGCCATCTTCGTTGCATTGCAAAGGGTACGGAGGTCGCCCCCCTTTTCCCAGTCTCCGGGTTGAGCAACTGGTTTCTGAGGTCCAGGCTCTGACAGGTATTGATAGTTGATGCCTGGTTGGAACGTAATGCCATCGATGTTAACGGGAAGACCCGCTCCATGGTCGGTTGGTGGTGGTTTAATTACGACTTGAGGTGGGCCTGTCCAATACTCGCAACGCTTGACAACTCCTTCGCGGGGGTCACCACCGAAGAACGCATTGGTACAGGTCCCACCCGCCTCGAGGATCTTCTCGATCCAGAAGCCTGTCACCCCGTATCGGACCTTCTGAGGATATACGGGGATGACAAATGGCTGTCCCTCATTAGCGACGAACTTCCATTCCATCACTATCTGTTTCACTTTGTCCTGTTTGTTAACCAGGACTTCCACCGTTCTATTGGTGTTAGTGCTACGCCTCCCAATTGATACTGTGCCATCTACTGGGGTGTAGATGATCACCTCATTCGGTGCTCTTTGGGCCTGCGCTGATCCAAAGGCAATGGCAATTGCAACAGACAGTGATGTCTTCTTCATACCTCTCCAATACTACGTTATGAAATGATAAACAAAGTTGAATCCCTCATCATGTGTCGGGGCTTCATACTTACTGTACAACTCCCTGATTATTTTCTCTGGTACATTTCTACCTCCTTGTTTAGCTCTTTCTTCCGCCATTGCTATGCACTTATCCAACTCAGTGCCACTTAAATCTATGCACATTGTTAGATATGACTCTGGAAACTGAAGCAATCGTTGTTCTCGATTGATCCGTTCCATGCTGGTTTGGTCTACGATCACTGAAGCACCTGTCATTGCTGCTCGAGCTATGCAATGGTCCAGAAGCACCATCAGACCTCGACCTTTCTTAGCTGTTAACTTGACCCTAGGATCAAAGTCATCTGTACTACAAATGACAACAGGCTCAATGTAGGGGCTAATCGCTCGCGCCAAAGTTGTTTTTCCAGATCCTGGGATCCCCACCAGGATTATGCCCAAAGGAGATTTGATTGAACTCAAATACCTTATCAAGAGATCCATCTGAACAAGATCTTTCATGGTACCAGATACTCCCACTCTTTGAAGGGGGTGCCATCCGGCAGGAGAATCTCGACCTCTTCAAACGTAGGCCAAGTGCTATTCGTCTCGCGCTCATCATACAGAGCACAGGCCAGGATCTTCTTTTCCTTTTCCGGGTCTTTCCACGGCCACCTGCAGGTGTCACAGTCCCCCGCAGCATAGACATGCATCAGCATCTCCGGGTCTGTATCCCCGTCAGGTCCACCAGTTGGGAAGTAGACTCGACCACCAATGTTTATCAGCTTGATCCGCTTGATTTTCATTTGGCTCTCCAGATCACTACGGGGTCATTGACGAACACGGTGGGATAGTACTCGGTGGGGAGTCTGTAATCCAGACCCCAGCACTCACGTACCCCTTCCATGTTCGTGTACTCCGTGATCAACAAGACCCGAGGATCATCGAAGTAATAGCCATTACCTGCGATAATCTCATCGACCAGCTCTTTGTTAGTGACCGTGCTCATTCGATCACCTTCAGAGCTTTTGCGACCTGGACCGTTGCCGATGTTCTATCTTTGTTCACTGTTACCCAGGCAACATCCACATCCCGGACCCGATCCGTAATCGTCGCCCGATTGTAACCGTCCTTTACTACGTGCCTCATGGCTGCCATAATTGCCCCCTCCCTGGTCTTGCTGTACCCATTAAAGGCGCCAGCATATGTTGTTTGAAAAGGTCTGCTTCCTTCGTACCTGCTACGTCGCACTTTGAACTCCCGTTGCCCTGCCTGGAAAATAGGCAGTAGATTGCTGACTGGTGGGTCAGCAATGTTACTGTTTACGCTCCTTGAGGGGTGGTCTGATGGTAGCGACAAACTTAGAGTTGGTCATCAGCAGTTCTACATCGTGCTTAGCCTGCAATCGAGTGATTCCCCGATAGTCTGCCCATGCACGATATGGATCCCTGCCTTCTTCAATTGCTTTTCTTACGATGTGTTCTAGATGATTCAACTACCTCCTTTAAACACGTTATCCCATTCCTCCGCTGTGATCCCTGTCATCAGGAATTCCCTTTCTGAGGGGGTCAGATAAGGCATAGCATTCTGGATCAGCTTTCCTTTCTGCCATGCATCGTAGTCCGCCATATCGAACTCGATCTTTTGAGTTTGAGCCTTCTTGCTGAAGGGGCTTATCTTCGTTATCTCGTACGGCTGCTTCACTTCAGTCCTTTCTTGATTTCCTCTTCTAACATCATCATCTGGATGTTGATCTCTGTCATTTTGTTCCTGACTTCACCTGTCGGAGTCATCATAATCGCTACGTCCAGGGCCGCTAACGCGAGGCGTAACCTGGTCAACGTTTGCTGCATGTACCGCGTGCCCATTTCCATCACTTTACCTCCATTTTGATGGCTGATTGAGGACGTGCCGGGCATTTATCCCAATGTCGGGAGATGCCGAGCTTGGTATAAAAGGATCCACAGAAGCAGCATGCGACGAAGGGCTTGTCGTGGCTTCTATGTACGGGGTTGACCACTTTCGTCTTGATCTTTGCGAGCATTATTCCTCCGCCGAATCTAGACAGTCTGTCGTGCACATACATTCACTATCAGTGTGGCATCGTGCGCTTGGCTGCACGAACATACTGACACTCCCCATGATTATCACAAGGAGTATTGTCAGCACCACCATCAGATGATGCCGATTCATGCTAGCCTTTCACCTTGTAGAACTTGTTGTCTGTCTTATCCAGCTTGTACTGCTGGCCTCGACCCGTACCGAATCCCACGCCCTGGATTGCGTGGCACCTGGCACACATATACCCCCACTGACCGCTGTAAGTACAACCATCAATAAAAGTAGTTTTGATCTCGTTTTCACACAACTGGCAGGCCTCGGGGACCTTGGACTGCCATCGGTTGCCATGCACTAACTTTAACATTATTTCTGCTTTCCATTTTGTTTCTGGGCTTTGTCAAGAAGATATGTCAATCGTGCTATTTCTGAGTCTTTTTCCTCCATTTCCTTGTGTAATTTAAACAAAACGAACCTATAAGATTTGATCTTTTCCTCCATTTCTAACTTAGACATGGAGCTTAGCGGTTTTGAGGGGGTGTATGTTGCCATGAGAGGGTTGATATTCTGTGGACAACTGCTGTGCAACAGATATTATAACACTTCAAGAAGTCCCGCGTAAAGCACTTTTACACTTTGTTACATCTTCCCTGGGAGGGTTATGCGCTTGGTGCGATGCGCTATGGGGGACCTGTAAACCGGCCTGGGATTAGTTATATTATCTATGTGTGTGTGTGTGTGTGTGTAGCACAACGTATCGAAAATATATACGCATCCTATGACATATATATAGGATGCGTATATATAAAACTGTCGGCCGTGTTTTGTGCTGACGCACGACACATAGGCGCACGCAGTAAAAAAAGAGGCTGCACTTGGCAGCCTCTATCATTTTTTGTCGTTTTTCGCTCTTATTTGAGCAGTTCTTGCAACTGCTCTTCCGTCAGAGCGACCGTCTTCGCACTTCCGCGCTTTTCCGAGGCAGCAAGCAACCCCTTCTTGCGCAGATCCGTCTTGTACCACGCAATGCACGCCGGCGTTGTGTTCCCCGCCGGAAACACCTTGTGGATCACAGCCAGGATCTCTGCGTTGCTCTTGTCCGTCTTCAAGATCAAGTGCCGCGCGAGCTGTCCGATGCCAAACGGCAATTTGACTTGTTCAACTGGCGCCGGCAGTTCGATCTTTACCAGTTCAGTGCTAGTCTGTGCCTCGCTCTCTGCAACCTTGGCAGCCTCGACGAGTTCAGCCGGAGCACCGAGCATCTCGAGCATTGCGCTTCCCACCGGCTGGTTGTCACCCCCTTCTGAGGGCGGCACGCTTTCCTGGTTCGTCGTGTTCTGCTCTTTGTTCTCTGTAACATGCTTCTTACTCATGATCAATCAACTCCTAGTGTGGACCAAGTAGAGCGCAGGGCTAATTCCCTGTCTCTAAAACAATTATAACGCAATAGAGCCACTTGGAAAACACAATTTACAAACTGTTACAATTTGGAGGACAGGTTGGATTTCCAGTAGGCCACACTGCCCCGCCCGTCTGCCCAACCACAACGTTCAAAAAAAGACCAGGCTTCCGCCTGGTCC